GTTATCAGCTCACTTCTGCGCGTCGGTCGCTCAATCTTTTGTTCTTGGACTGGGCCAATCGCGGCCTGAATCTGTGGACAATTGAGCAGGCCATTTACCAGCTCACCCCTGGGACCAATGAGATCATGCTTGCGGCCGATACAGTTAATGTGCTGTCAGCGGTGATTCGCGACTATTCGCAGTCTCCGTCTACAGACATCACCATTGATCGTATCAGTCGTGAAGAGTATTTAAACGTCCCGGACAAGACGACTCAGGCGCGTCCTGCGCAGTACTACGTACAGCGCACAAACATCCCGAAGGTCTTCTTCTATCCCGCTGCAAATCAGAACTACGGGTTTGTCTACTATCGCATTCGGCGCATCCAGGATGCAGGTGGGTACACAAACACCTCTGATGTGAATTTCCGATTCCTGCCTTGTTTGGCTTCCGGCCTGGCGTATCAGTTGTCCCTTAAATATGCTCCCGAGCGCACCGCTGTGCTCAAGCAGATTTACGAGGAAGACTTCACGCGTGCTGCTCAGGAAGACCGCGACACGGCAAGCGTGTCGTTTGTGCCTCAGTTGGAGTACTGACATGGCATACGCAACCGGCAAATTCTCCTTTGGCTTATGCGACTACTGCGGTCAGCGGTATCCGTATAACGTCCTGCGGATGAATTGGCGCGGTTTTAAGGTATGTCCTGATGACTACGAGCCAAAAGAGCCTCAACTTGAGCCCTTGAAGTACAACGGGGATGCGATTGCTCTTTTGCAGCCCAGACCTGACCGAGTCGAACCCGTGTCAGTCTATATCGGGGCTCCTGCAGATTCCGCATTTCAGAGCATCGGGGGATCCAACACGCTGAATGGATCGGTATCGAGTACTACGAACATGAAACCTGAGCCGCAGCAGCCTTCTTTGATAGGCCGCATGAGCCTTGGGACATTGACGGTGATGATCACATGAACTACAGCGAACTTGTCACCAATATTCGTAACTACACCGAAGTCGGCTCGAACGTGTTCACCGACTCGGTGATTAACACGTTCATCACAATGGCGGAGAACCGTATTCTCCGTGACATTGACTTGGATGTGTTCAAGTTGGAGGTTTCGGGCACGATGACCACCAACAATAAGTTTCTGACCGCTCCATCCGACATGCTGACGCACCGGTACATGATGATTACGGTGCCGGTCACCAATGATCAGATCTTTTTGGATTTCCGGGACACTTCGTTTATGAAGGAGTACTGGCCGGATGGCAATGACACAGGCGTGCCCAAGTACTACTCAATTTGGGATCAGGACAGTTTCTACATTGCGCCCACCCCAAATGCCAACTATGTGGTCGAGTTAGGGTATATCCGTAGGCCTCCTCAGATATCCCAGGCTGTTCCAAACACTTGGATTAGCACTTATGCTCCTGAGGCGCTGCTGTACGCCTGCTTGATTCAGGCCTACAGCTACACAAAAGGGCCTCCGGACATGATTGCTTACTTCGATAACAGCTACAAACATTCAAGGCTTGGGCATCGAACAGCAGGGTCGCCGCCGCCGTGATGAATACAGAGACGGCATGGCTCGTTTGCCTATTAAATCACCTAGCCCGGGGCCATAAATGGACATCGAATTCTCAACCGCTCTTAACAGTGTCACTGTACGTACCACAAATAACCGTGGTCGGACGCCGGAGGAACTCGCCGATGAGGCACTGGACAAGATTCTGTACGTTGGGGATACCGTCCATCCTGTGATTCGAGATCAGGCGCAGGCATTTAAAGAACAAATCCGGGTTTTGCTCATCCATTACATGCGGCAAGCTATCATTTCTGATAGAACAACTTTGTCCGCTAAGTTAAAATCTTTTGGACATGCAGACCTGGTAAAACTCTTGGAGATCTAAAATGGCAATTTCACAAGCAATTTGCTCTAGTTTCAAGCAACAGCTTTTCCAGGGCATCCATAATTTTGACGCCGTAGGCGGCGACACCTTTTTCCTGGCGCTGTATACCTCGGCTGCCACGATTGGCGCGGCTACGACCACTTATACGACCTCTGGAGAGGTCTCCTCGGTGGGGACTAACTATCCGGCCGGTGGTGGTCAACTCACCAGCCTTGGCGTGGCCTTGTCGGGTACGACGGCCTTCTTGGATTTCAACGACCTGACATTTCCCAACGTGACGCTGACGGCGCGTGGCTGCATGATTTACAACAGCACCGAGGCCAATAAAGGGGTTGCGGTATTCGATTTCGGGTCGGATAAGACGGCTACTGATGGTGACTTCACGGTCATTTTCCCGCCTCCTGGCCCTTCCACTGCTGTCATCCGCTTGGTGTAAATCATGGCCCTGGTCCTATCTGATCGAGTCCGCGAAACCAGTGCTTCCGCTGGTACGGGGAACTTTACGGTCACGGGGGCTTATACAGGCTACACGACCTTTGCAGCGGCAATTGGTGAAGGGAATGTTACCTACTACACCATCACGAATGATTCGTTGGGACAATGGGAAGTGGGCGTAGGTACATACAGCGCAGGGGAGATTTCTCGGGATTTGATCCTAAAAAGCTCGAACAACAACCTGATCGTGAACTTTGGAGCGGGAACGAAAGAAGTGTTCTGTACCCTTCCTGCCGAACGCGCGGTCTACAACAATGCGGACGGATCGCTGGTTTACGACCCGGCCGGGTCCGCAATTGTTTTTGCGATTGCACTGGGGTAAGCCATGGCATCATTTAAAAGCACCGCAACCCGCAATCTAGGTCAAGCAGACACGACCATTCACACGGCCGCTAGTGGCACCGTGGTTATTGGACTTAGTGCCGCCAACATTTACGGATCGGAACTCCCGATTGACGTTTGGCACAGAAGGAGTTCCAATAACACAATGATTCTTCAGCAATACCGCGTTGGCCCTGGCCAAACGGAGGAGCTGATGCGAGGCAACAAGATTGTTCTTGAAGCGGGCGACCAGCTCATGGCCTCTACGGCAGTAAACAACGGTTTTGACATTCTTGTTTCTGTATTGGAGAGCGTCTGATGGCTGAATTTCACACAGGAACAGATCTGGCAAATAAGACCTTTTACGGGTTCAAGCTGATCCAGGCAACAGGGGACTTGAATATTGACATCATCAATGATGGCTCTGTCGTTCACTTGCCGCAGCCGGGCTATATCATTGGTCCGAATGAATACGTAAATTGGATTTGGTCAACCGGCACTTATCAGTTCCAATGGGGACCTAAGGGCCATTTGGAGATGGTGTTCATATGACACAAATAGTCGATCTTGGAAAACTACGGTTCTACTGGGCGGGCAACTATGATCCGCTGACTGAGTATGAACTCAACGACGTTGTTCGCTACGGCGGTAACGTCTATGTCTACATCAACGTCGTGCGGACGATCGGCAATGAGCCGACGGATCCGGCGTACTGGGCGCTAATGGTTGAGGGCATCAATTTCATCGGTGCTTGGAACAGCGCGACTCAGTACTACATCGGCGATGCGGTGGCGTACGGTTCGACGGTGTACGTTGCCCTTGCTGACAACATCAACCAACAGCCTGACACCCATCCGTTGATCTGGTCCCAGTTTGTTGAAGCGATTCAATATGAGGGCGAGTACAGCCCAACTACGACCTATCAACCTAACGACGTAGTCAAATACGGTCCGTCCGCTTACATTGCAAAGCAGACTACCAACGGCAACAACCCCACAAACGCCACTTATTGGGATTCGTTTGTTCAAGGCATTTCGCCCGCTGGCGTGTACAACGGGGCCACTGCGTACGTGCCCGGTGATCTGGTTGCGTACGGGGCCAACATTTACGAGTGCATTGCGAACAGCACTGGAAATGCTCCGCCAAATGCCACGTACTGGTCTTTGTTCATCGACACTATCCGTACTCGCGGCCCTTGGACAACAGCAACTCAGTACTATCCGAACGACATCGTTGTCTATGGCGGCAACACCTATGAGTGTTTGATCCTCAACACTTCTGGTGTGTTTGCTACAGATTTGGCCGCAGGCAAGTGGGCGATTTTCAACGGCGGTATTCGCTGGCGCGGGGCATGGGCCGCTAGTACTGCGTACCTA